AGGCTCAAGTTGAGCCGACACAACTAATACAATATGATTCTAACCTGCCAACCAGTCTGACAGATCTTATGAAGCAGGAAAGTGTAACGGAAGAAGAACTTCAAAAAGTCGCTTATATCCGCGGACACTTCCCGCTAGGGACGCCAATCGAAAATTTCCCTGCTGATTACTGGGATATGATCGTGGCACACTGGAAAGAAACTCTAGAAGTTATCAAGAATCAAGTACGCACCGAACCAGAATTACCCTTTACCGTGTAAATTTTGGGAATTAGAAATTATAGCAAAATACAATAAAAATTTTTAGAAAAAAGAGGAAAACACAATGACACAACAATACAATAACTTTGATCACGAAATCGAATGGGAAGGTACAATTCAAAAGGATTCTGAATTTATCTTATTACCTGACGGACTTTACTACTTTACTGTCCTTGGTTTAGAACGAACACGTCACATGCCGAATCCACAAAATCCAGGAAAATTGCCAGCATGTAACAAAGCTATTGTCAGCATTAAGATTGTGGCTAATGAAGGTGAAACTGAACTGCGTCACAACCTATTTTTGCATAGCTCAACCGAAGGAATGCTATCCGCTTTCTTTGCAGCAATTGGCCAAAAGAAGAAAGGTGAACCGCTTCGCATGAACTGGAATACCATCATCGGCGCAACTGGTGTATGTAAAGTCGGAACCCGACAATATAACGGCAATAATTACAACGAAGTAAAATCTATGCTCTACCCTGAAGACGTTGATTATACAAAAGTATTAAATGCGCAACCAGGTCAAACAATGCAACAAAGTTATCAACCACAACACCCTCAACAACAACAACAACCCCAAGCTGGATACCAAGCTGGCCAATTCTAGGAGGTAAGGGATGCAATTAAGACCTTATCAACAGGAAGCACGGGAAGCTGTTCAGGCTGAATGGGCTAAAGGTCGCAAGCGCACGCTCTTAGTATTGCCTACAGGATGTGGAAAGACAATCGTCTTCTCCAAAATCATTGAAGACCAAGTGAAAGAGGGCAAGCGGGTGCTTGTCCTTGCTCATAGGTCGGAGCTTTTAGAGCAGGCTAGCGACAAGCTCAAGACTGCTACAGGGCTTGGTACAGCCTTGGAAAAAGCTGAAAATACCTCTATTGGTTCCTGGTATCGAGTAGTCGTAGGATCAGTCCAGACCATGCAGAGAGAGAAACGACTTAGTCAATTTCCTCCCGATTGGTTTGATACGATTGTAGTCGACGAAGCACACCACGCTATCTCAGACGGCTATCAGCGTGTCCTTGGCTACTTCGAACAGTCCAATGTTCTCGGGGTAACAGCGAC